AGTTTTATTATTTATTATTTATCTCTTTTATTTTTTCAGGTGTTAGTATTATATTAAGAATTGGTCTATTGTTTCTTTTTACAATTGTCAAAGTGCCATCGGGACATAACTGCTTTATTAACACCTATTAAATTACAATGTGGACATTTTGATTTATTTTTTGGGCCCATACCTTTAATCCATCCTTCCGGAATTTTTCCATTTGGGTCTAATCTAGTTGCATCTCCATTTAAAGGATTGTAATACCACTTATATGCCTTCATTAATTTTCTAGAATGTTCTATGTACCATTCGGGCATAATTACAGTTCCGATCATTCCCTTTTTTATATTATCTTTATGTTCTTGTGATAATTTTTTACCTTTAGCGTATTTATTTCCAATATGCACTTGTCTTATTTTTTCTCGGACCTCATCTGTCATTTCAGCCTGAAAACCACCATGTAATGCTTTTGCCTTATTATAGAATGATTCATTGACATCAACTTTAAATTTTGAATGTAAAATTATTTCAAGTTCAGCAGCTTCTTCTCGAGAATTAAACACAGAGACAATAACATACTTATAATCTAGTGGATTGTTCTTCTGATCATTTCTGAATTCAATGTCTGATGAACTTGAAAAATATTTAACACCTAAATCTTTAGATGGTTCTATCTTTGAAGTTCTTACGCCGTAATAATGTTTGTTGAGTTTTGTGTTGGTAATCCTATACACATAGTGATATTTGTTCATAATTTTAAAATATATTTAGTCGTTATAATATATATCTTTATTTTTTATGAAGCTTAAAAGAAAGGTCCTTGGATATGAACATGAAATAAGAGAACGACCAAATATATCTTTCTACCAAGGACCTTATAAATTATTTGTTATTTATTTCTTTTATCTTTTCAGGGGTTAATGCCTTTAAGAAAGCAATAAATAATTTAATTGCATATTTAACATCTTCTTTATGGCACATTTCGCATGTAGTATGCATATACCTTAATGGAGTTGCCAAGATTGCAGTTGGTGTACCTTCTAAAAAGAAAGACATAGTATCATTACCCATTGAACCGACTGTTAATTGTACCGGAATCTTAGCCTCTTTTGCAACCTCTCTCAGCATTTTGTTAATTTTTCGGTGATTCTGCGCGGTGTACTCCAGACATGGACCCTCTCCGCCTTTATTATCTCCGTCTTTTGCCTTGTCAATTTTAGGAGTATCGGTTGCGTGGCAAACATCATGCACTAGTGCCAAATCTGCTTTTAATGTCTTTGCAATTAAGGTGGCTCCATGTAGCCCTACCTCCTCTTGAACTGAATTTACTACATATAGGTCATAAGGTAATTTTGCATCCTCTTCTACCAGTTTTCTTAGGGCTTCAGCAATAATATAACCACCAATCTTGTTATCTAATGAACGTCCTACATAATAGTCTCCAATCTCCTCTAATTGAGTGTCAAATGTTATAAGGTTGCCAATTTCAACTCCAGCTTTTAAGACAGCATCCTTGTCTTTAAGGCCCATATCAACCCATAATTCCTCAGGATTATAACCCATTGAAGTATATTCCTTTCGGGTATGAATTGCCGGCCATCCAAAAAGTCCCCGCAATTTCTTGCCTTCATGTGTGTGTATCATTACAGTTTTAGAAGGTGCAATCATATTGTCACTTCCACCATGTCTTTTAACCCGGATCATTCCGTCGCTTTCAATATGTGTAATAATCCATGCAATTTCATCACAATGTGCTTCAATTACAACCTTAGGCTTCCAACCTGGTACATAATCTCCATTTTTTGATTTTTTCTGAAGCATCGCATATGTAGTACCATACGCATCAGTTTTTACATTTCCATCTACTAGGGGTCTAACATAATCTTCCCAGATCTTTTGACCTTCTGTTTCTTGGGCCACTGGAGAGTATGCATTAAGGTAGTTATAAAGAAACTCCTTATTTTTCTTCAATTGTTTTGTTTTCTTCATTATATTGGTTTAAGCGTTTCATAAATTCTTTAAAGTAATGTTTTATGTCTCCTTGTGTTAATGTAAATATTTGGGGCTTGTCCTCCAGTTCATTTGCAATCCATATCTCTCCTCCGCTTGGAACATTTCCAGTACGTTCCCAAAATGCGATTGCATATCCGGCGACTTGACAAAAATAATCTTCTATCCACTCGTCCCGCTTGGGCTTTCGACTATTCTTATAGTCTATAATTAAGATTTTGTTTCCAACCATTTCGGAAGCATTATCCAGAGTCCCTGCATAACCTCTTCCGGACCATATAAATTTTTCAGCCGCAAGGACTTTAACAACCCTATCAAAGAATTCCGGATGATGTGTCCAGAACTTCAAGAAGAATTCCCAACCAGCCTTCAACCATGTCTCTCCTGAGGGATCCTCATTGAACTGGTTGACTTCTACATCCGTCTTTGATATGAATATCAATTGGGATAGTCGTTGATTCGGCGTACCTTCGAGTCCTTTGTATAATTCCAGTAGACGGTGCATAACAGTTCCTCGATTCATCGATAGATTTGAGATTCTATCTGCCTCTTCATGTCCAATCTTGTCTCGCCATTCGTCTAATCCTGACTGGTCTTTTGTATTTCCAAGAATTGTTGTCATACTTGGATAGGTTCCAAGCACAACTCCATTTGAGGTTACTTTATAGTATCGACGTCCATTGATTTCGACTCGTTCAATAGATTCCATTAAAACATGGAAATTATCCAATTGATAAAATATCCAACTCCTGTTAGGATTCCTGCAAATAAGATGTTTCGTACAACGGCAGTCCATGTAAAATAATCATTGTCAGGATAGAGTACTACAAGGTATTGCGCACTTCCTGGAATTTTACTTATTTCAGGGTATGAAAGGTCTGAAAGTCCGTATTTGATTAGGATATCATTGATAGGTCCTAATTGTTGAAACACAATTGATTGCTGTACCAAATCCGGTTGACTTAAAAATTCATTTTGAATTTCTACAACACCATAAATTCGACCAATATAATCAACTCTAAGTCCAGATGCGGTCAATTCAGGTTCAACAGCCTTAACAGCTTTATAATATTTACGGGTAATCCATGCCTCTTTAAAAAATCGAGGCCAATACAACAATGCGTCTTTCATAATATGATTTTTATTATATTATATTTTAGTTTTGATTTTTGTTTAAAATTACAACGCTCTACTTATATATAAAGTAAACATACCAACCACCCATGAAAATCGAAGCTGTTGTAGTTTGTGTTAATTATAGTGATTTTTTAGCACATACCCTACCCCATAACAAAAATCACTTTAACAAGATAGTTATTGTCACTGACACAAAGGATTTGGAAACAAAGAAATTGTGTGAATATTATAACGTTCAATGCGTTCAAACTGACGCTTTCTATGAAAATGGAAACAAAATCAACAAAGGAAAGGGAATTAATGAGGGTCTAAAACATCTTGACGGAGACGGGTGGGTTGTACATTTAGATGCTGACATTTATTTACCGCCTCTTACCCGTTCGATTTTAGAGAATCTTGAACTTGACGACCAAACCTTATATGGAATTGACAGAATGATGTGTCCTACTTATGGAGACTGGATGGATTTTATTGATAACCCATCACCATTACATGAGGGTTGGATTTACGTGCATACTACTGCATTTCCATTAGGAGTACGAATCGCAGAATACAAGAATAAAGGATGGGAACCAATTGGATTTTTTCAAATGTGGAATCCTGCAGGGTCTGGTGTAACTGAATATCCAAAAGAGCATGGTTCTGTTGACCGTTCTGATGTACTTTTTGCAAAATTATTCTCAAGAGCAAAAAGACAACTACTACCTGAAATTATTTCAATTCATATCGATAGTGAAAAACTTGTAACAATGGGTAAAAACTGGAATGGTAGAAAAACAGCAAAGTTTAGTTTAAAGGCTCACTTAAACACCTTTAAAGCCGAAGTTCCAATAGTAACTTCTAATAAAAATTACACACCCCAAATATTTGATTCAATACTGTATTGGGCAAGTATTGGAGTTATTTCTTTCACTGTATTATTTTATCTCTGGCTATTTTTGTTTAATTAAAAAAGGGACCGTAAGGTCCCTTTAGTTTTGAGCAGGTCACCAACATCACCTCCAGTGGTAGCTTTAGGAATTACATCCAAGGTTTTGAATTCTTTAATGTCTTGTTCTAAAAAGACTCAACAACTGTTTCATCGTCGCCGCACGCCACTACTTGATACCTCAACGCGAACTGGTTTTAAGCATTTTAATAAATTTACAGGATAACTTTAGGTTTGAGTAAAAGTCAAGTTTGTTAGTTTGCTGAACGTATCCTTTAAAATATTTTTAAGCGTTCTTAGCTTCAGAAATATGAGTTCTCACATCTTGGGCCAAGGTCTTAATAGTTTGCATTGCTTTACGAACTCTTGTTCCTGCAGCGCCATTACTTTTTTCTTCAAATTTAGCAGCGTCTACTCTAATAGAATCAACAGCCTCTACGATTTGATTTAATAAATCTTCCATTGTTATAGTTTTTAAATTTGTAATTTATATATGGGTTTTAAATAAAGTTTCAAAAACTGGTTGGTTTTCCATCAACTAATACTGAAATAACTGGATTAGCGCTATTTGATGTTATGTATTTAACATAGGCCTTTGGGTTCTTAATGTTATCATACACTTTAATTCTGGTCTCATAATGAACCTCAACTACACTTCCTCCTGGAACCTCTGATAATGGGTTGGTTCGGAATTCTTGACCGACGAATACTTTATTTTTTTCCATTTGTATTATATTGAAATTGAATGTACTTCTTTAAAATTTGCATTTTTGTAATTATCAGCGGGAGTTACTTCACCTATTTGAAGGTCACCTTCAAAATAGCTTAGGTAAGAACCCCAATATTCGGTCATTTCTCCATACTGTAGCTCATATAGGGCTTCTTGTGTTTCTTCATCGAATGGGGATTCATCAGCCCATCCATCTAGGTTGTCATAGATATATTCTAAAAATTCTTCTTCTGTTTCTCCTTTAAAGTCAGGAAACTTCTCGCTATCTAATTCTACTGGAGTGTTTGCATTATGCGATGTATAATACTCCGTTTTTCTAAAATGTTTTTTCATTTAGTACTACTTTTTTAATTCTGTTAAATAATTTTTCAAGGTCTTCTATGGAATCTACTGACCATTTTTCGGTTTTAAGGACAAAAAAGCAATCGTTATCTCTATCGATTCCAAGACTTGAACGGGCTTCTATTTCTAGGAATTCACAATCATCCGGGTCGGATATACAATTACCATCTTGTGAAAATCTGAATGATGCCTCTTCTAATATTAATCCTTGTTCTTCCATGTTATTTTTTTTGTTTTAATTTCATGCTTTTAGGCTCACTAATAATTTTTATATAAGATGCCTTGTCTTTTAGACACCCTGTACAATAAGGTGCATAATACTCGTCATGGTTTGTTTCTACACCTCGATGGGCTTTCCTTGAAACTGTGTATAAGTCTTTGCTAGGAAAATCATCTAAGCAATTTGTGCATATTGTAAGTGATACTTCTCTTGCCATATTATTTTGAATAATTTCGGTCTAATAAATCATTCCATGTTAGTGTACCTGCTAGTGATGGAATTCTTAATGATTCTGTATAAAACTCCCAATCACCATCAAAATTGGTAAAGTTGATTTGATAACAATCTTCCAACAGAGTTACCATGCATTTTTCATTTGCCCATTTATTTGGGCCAACATTCTTAAATCCATTTCTTTCAAGGAAAGAATTAATAATCTCTTCTATTTTCATAAATTGCTTTTACAGTTGGAAATCTTAAAGAGATTCCGCCATTCTGATTGTGTGATTCTTCGAAATACTGAACTGTTATTTGTTTTCCAATGATTTCGTTAGGATTCTCGAAATAGAATCTTTTTTGTTCGTGAGAGAATCCGCTACCAACTTGAACTCTATAACCTTTGTGTTCAATTACGACATTTCTCATCATCAACTCTTCAACCTCCTTACCGTCAACAATAACCCGATTGACTGCATTCTCGATGTCAACTACAACGTATTCTGCATCGTAGAATTGTTTTACCTTAAGTACATCATTACTACGTTTTCCTTGGTATGGAGCATCTTTGCGTAACATAAGTCCTTCCCATCCATTTTCTTTAGCAGTTGTAACATGAATCATTAACATTTGCTCATCTATTAGAACTGTTTGTGGCAAGTAGTCGATGTTCTTAAATTCTTTCTGAAAGAAAAGGTTATCCAATAGTACGTTTCGGACTCCAAATGTTGTTGTACCCTCTTTGTTAATGAATTCTTCCATTGTTAAGAGGTCAAACATATAAAAGAATGGGTTCTCAATTGTATGGTCTTTACGTTTAATTTCTTTAATGATACCTTGAAAATTTTCATTTCCATTCTGGTCCAACATACAAATTTCACCATCAATAACCATATTCTTTAGGCCTAATGAGATAATCTCAGCGTCCAGGTTCTTAAGAGTTAGGAATTCATTTCCGGCTCTAGAGAAATATGTAGGTTCTCCATATTCATTAATGATACAAATACAACGGCATCCGTCCAGTTTGCGACTAACAAACCAAGTATCATTAAAGTCTACCTTCTTTGCCATTTTCTCATCGTAAGAATTAGCCAATGCAACATCGAATGTAGGAATCAACCCTGGAATAACTTTGTTAATCATAGAGGTTGTCGAACGGGTCTTAAGGTTTCTATCAATAATAGAGAAAATCAACTCCTCGTGTTTCTTATTTGCTTCTACGAACCCATTTACCAAACTAATTGCAGTATGTCCTGTAATAAATCTTATTGATAAATCATCTAACAATTTAAAAAGGTCAGAATAACCATGCTTGATTAATTTGGAATTCTTTTTGCAATTAGCAGAAGTTACTCCGTATTGTTTAAAGGTATTGTAAGTATATTCTAGAGCATTACGAACTGCTTCATTTTTGGCATACTTTTTAAGTACGTTTAATTTATCAGTGTTTGAGTTTGTAGCATTTTGTGCATCTACGAATTCTTGTATTTGTTCTAAATCTGTCATAATTTGTTTGTTTTAATTATAATGTAAATATAATCAATTTATTTGAATCCTGAAAACTTTTTATTGAGTATTTTAAAAAAGTTATTAACAATTTGTAGTCAAGACAGGATTCGAACCTGCGACAATACGACCTAATTTAGGGTGACATAAACCTCTTTGCCATTACGTATTACTTGACTCCAATTTACCAATCTGGGTCTTTCTTGTAGCTTACCGAGTTATCAGTTACGGAGCTTTTACAAGAGCAGGGTTACTGATTGAGTGCAATGGGCGACGTCTTCCTACTGTTAACCCTTGTTCAGAAATTATGCGCTCTACCTCTCAATTAACAGCAAGCATTGGTAAATCTAAAGAACCTGACCTGACCTTCCAGATAGTACATGTCACAATTAATTTGGCGCCGTGTTATGTAGCAGGTTCTTTTATATTATATCATTGTATCAATGTATTGTTTCTTCCAATCTAACCAAGGTTCAGAGGTTACTCCGAATTGAGTTAAATATTTCCAATGCATAAACAATTTGCGTTCATTCCAGTCTTTATA